GGGCTTACGCCCTCCTTGGTCGGCAACGACACCCTCCACATCTGTGGAAAAGCTAGAGAGGACTATTGAGTTATGACGCCTAAGGTTAGAGTTGAGCCGGATAATTTTTCTACGTCCGGGCCTACTCATTTTACACCTAAGCGTCAACACTCATCTCTACTTGAGTCTACGGGCCATCGTATTAAAGATGGTCATAGGGTTGGGGACGATAAGTTCTACGTTTTCTTAGACGTAGAAGAGCCTGGCCTGGGGTCTGCTCTAGACGCTGCCCTTTATCGGGGCGGTTTCGAGGGTGGACCTTTTAGCGAGGACACGTTCCACTTCACGTGGAGATCTACCGTTGCTCGAGCCTGGAATGGCTGGTACAACGGCGATTTTACTCCATATGAACAGGCATTGCCTGAACCTGTCGTAGTTCCGTATACCGATAAGACCTTGCTTTTAAATGAGCTTGGCACTAGTCGGTTGCGGAGATATCGCCCTGGGAACCCACTCGCTAACCTCGGTCAATTTTTGATCGAGTTACGCGATTTCCCCCATCTCCCTGGTCAGTTGCTCAACCAACTCCGAACTATTCGGAGCCTAACGCTTCAACAGCGTAAGGATATTTCGTCTGAGTACTTGAACTTGGAGTTTGGATGGAGGCCCCTGCTTTCCGATATTCGTAAGATGTATCGGTTGCAGAGAGTTGTCGAGGACCGCATTAAACAGTTGGTCCGAGACAATGGGCTCACTATTCGAAGGCGACCAAAAGTAGAGGGTTCCACTGACTACAACCTTCTCTGCGAAGGCGTCTATTCAAACCCCTTTGGGGATCTTGGAGACGACTCGTTAGGGGGCAATTCGCTCCTTAGCGGTTACCGAGTTATTGGTCCTTATGGGATCAACGACGGCGGTAATAATGCCTTTGTCGGACAGTGCAAGTATAGCCTGTACGAGGTAGAGAATGTTGAGGTCGGGTTCTTTGGTACCTTTCGGTACTATGTTCCCGATATTGGGTCGAGTCAGTGGACGGCAAGAGCTAAGTTGGCGCTTTTCGATGCCAACCCAACTCCTTCCCTCCTTTGGGAGGTTTTGCCGTGGTCCTGGTTAGTCGATTGGTTTTCCAACGTTGGGGATCTTATTTCGAACCTCAGCACGAATGCTGTCGACAACGAGGTGGTAACGAACGCGGGTATAACGTATCACAAACATGTGAAGCGCTTCCTATCCGTTGAAACCGAGTGGGACGGAACTCCTGGTCGCCCTTTTCTATGGCGTCCAGATGAGTTTGTCGCGCCCGGTAGTGACAAGATGACGTGGTCTCATACTGAGATTACGAAGATACGTCACCCATCTGGCCTCTTTGGCTTTGGTTCATCGTTCGACGGGTTATCCGCCAGACAGTGGGCCATTCTTGCTGCTCTGACGCAATCGCGTCAGAGTCGATACAAGGCTCAGTAATTATGCTGGCCCTTGTCCCCTATGGAGTAATGCTATGCTTGCTGATCCCTTGATCCTCGAGTCCGTGAACGCCCTTGGAGCTACCGCCTATTCGGCTGGACACTCCACTTGGTCGTTCGTGTGCACGGGACGCGGGCCTACCTCTTCGACCTACCGCTATAGTGTCTCATCGAGTCACTACATCGACATATTTGTCGGGCACCAGTATGGGAAACGGAATCGGTTCACTATCCGACTAACGGAGACGGAATTGGTCACTGACCCCATCGACTCGACGAAGAATTCGGTGAAGACTTCGACGGCATACGTGGTGGTGGATCGATCGTTGCTTGGAGCGGGTACGAACGAGACGAAGATGTTGCAATCGCTGGCGTATGTTTGTAACACGTTCAGCGATGCGCCGTCTCTTGTCTCGCTTATACTCGGAGGGCAAACCTAGCCCTTCCCAGGCATTTGGGTAGTAATTACAGCAGGCGCAGGAGTCCGCAACCTATAGGAGGTGCGAATGAAAAGCCTGTTAAGCATCACTAAGCAAGTCGTCACAGATGTGGCGATGATGTGCGATGCCAACCCCACTCGTGATTTAATTACGATCACGAGGCGCGTGGAACATGAAGGGGATAGCTTTCTTTGCATAACCCTTCCATCCTTCTGCACAGCGTTTGAAAGAGCGCTGGACAGTGGATGTGTCTCACCAAACGACTTTCCTTCCTTCAGGAAGCGACGGTCGTCGTCTCTCCCGGCATTTCTGTCGGGTTTGACTGAGTTGGTGTTCCAAGCTGATGGTCGGTTGCTTGACGAACCAAATATCACGGCGATTCGAGGGATTCGGCAGATATGCTTAGTCCACAAGAAAACGCTTCGCCCCTGTAACAAGGAACGGAACGGTGCCGCGGTACGTAAGTTCGTTGAGATTGAGAACGGTATACAAAAACCGTGTCCTCTTAACGGTTTGGTGCGTGTTTTCCAAGACACGTGCAAGATCGTGTGGTCTGACATGCTCGCTGGGATTGCTTTTGGCGATCCTTACGAACATTTCAAACCTCGGCATGGTAGCGGAACAACTGCTGAAAGTTTGCGAGGGAATCGTAAGTATAGTTTCCCAAGCTGGCCTAAGCGGTTGGACCGGTCTTTTCCGTACAGCGATTTCGCTGTAGCGAGCGTCAGGAATGACTTCGCTTTGGAACGGATCAGTTCTGCCTTGTATCCTGTAGCCCGGGGTGAGACACCTGTTAAGGTTGCTCTTGTCCCTAAAACTCTCAAGACACCACGAGTAATTGCTGTTGAGCCTGTGTGCATGCAGTACACACAACAAGCAGTTGCGGATTGGGTCCGTAATAGGATTGAAACCCTATCTCGGTTCACGAAAGGCCGCGTATTCTTTCGCGATCAGAAAGTGAATGCCAATCTTGCTCTCCTAGGGTCTGCCGGTGGCGGCTTTGCTACCATCGATATGTCCGAGGCGAGTGACCGGGTGTCTTGTTACCACGTGGCCCAAATGTTGAGTTCCGTACCGATTTTTCGTCGGTATGTCTTTGACACTAGATCCACGCGGGCGTTGCTTCCTGGGGGTGATATTATTACCCTTAAGAAGTTCGCGTCTATGGGTTCTGCTCTCTGTTTCCCTATGGAAGCGATGGTTTTTTATTGCGCCATCGTTGCTATTCGGGTATGGAGAGCGGGAATTCGACCATCGGTTCGATCAGTCAGTCTTATGTCTGATCGAGTGCACGTCTACGGGGATGATATTATAGTTCCCGATGACGAGGCATCTTCCGTCTGTGAAAGCCTTGAGGCTCTCGGCTTCAGGGTTAATGCCAACAAGTCCTTCTGGACTGGAAAGTTCAGGGAGTCTTGCGGCACGGATGCCTACGATGGAGAGGTGGTGACACCGATTTATTGTAGAAGAGACATCCCCACAGATAGATCTGACGTGGATGGTGTAGTTTCTAGTGTCTCCTTTGCTAACCAGCTTTATGCTGGCGGGTACTGGGGCACTGCTCGGTTAATCCGCGAGGCAATAGAACGCCTTTTTGGACCTTTGCCGAGTATAACTGAGACTATGCAAGCAATTGGGTGGCACAGTTACAGCAATGCCGTGTCGCACAATGGCTGGGACAAAAATCTTCAGCGGCTTAAACTCCGCTGTTGGACTCCGGTTCCAGTTATGCAGGACGATCAATTAAACGATGATCCTGCTTTGCTAAAGTGCTTTCGGACAATTGGAGTTAAGGACGCCTTTGGTGTTCTGACAATAGGTTCGGAGCATTTGCTCAGGTCAGAGAGGTACGGCAACCTTGCACTCAAACGCCGTTGGATCTGAGGGTTACTAAACCCCAGTTCGGTCAGAAGAACTGACCAAGGGAGATGCAGGAAGTTTTGCATCAACGAGCCATTCGCCTAACTCGACCGACCACCTGAT